TATACCGAATGCAGACAAACAACCAGGAGATAACAGACCTAGTTTTGTTGCACCTATTAATCCTAAATCCCCACAAGGAAAAACGTGGAGGATAGGAGCTAAAGTAGGCGACACTTGGTACAACCAAGCTGGATTTGACGATACCAATGAAGATGGTACACCAACAGGAGGATTGAATGTTGTGCTTACACCAAGCGATAATAAGACACCTCAATCTAGTAGTGGTGGACAACAGCAATTTGGTGGGTATAAAAAACCCTACCAAAAAACTGGAACTTATGGTAATTACAGAAGATAGAGTTTAGGCTCTAAAGTTTGTGGCGAGGTTTTAGTCATCACCCTTGACTTTCTTTTTAGTTGTTTTCCCTTGCCACAGACTCCAAACTTATGACTGATAATGTATATAAAAAACAGATAGGCGGATCACACTACTCTATGCCTATTCAACCAGCAGAATTTGTTAATAAAAACAACATACCTTTTGCCGAAGGGAACGCTATTAAGTATTTGTGTAGGCACAAAAAACGAGGTCAGAAACAAGACCTTTTAAAAGCTATACATTATATAGAAATGGCAATCGAAAGAGATTACAATGATTGACAATAAGGTTAAATCCTATATAAGAACAAGAAGCGGACAAGCGTTCTTTCAATATGTAGAAAGATTTGATTCCGTAGAGAAAGCTGCCGACCCCTCAAATGAGGGAGAGTTAGTAGAAGTAAAAGTCTCCGAAATAAAATGGGACTTTACAAAAGTGAAGGAGGATGCTGATGGAAATCAGAAAGCGTCTACAAAAGTTGAGAGACCTTCAAGGAAAAAAGTATAAGAAACATCTTGAAGCTAAACTTAAAGCTGAAAAGTATTACCAAGACAGTATTAGACTTGGTAGAAAAGTAGTAGACACGCAAGAGCAATTAATGGCAAATAGATAGTCATTAATTAAATTATTATAAAAACAACAAAAGGTTGTGCAAACAACAGAGGGGATGCTACGCAAATGAAAACACTTACACAATTAAAACAAGCCATGAAAGCTCCTATGTACAGGGAACTAACAGGCAGAGAACTTTTAATTTATAAAACAGGATTTAAAAATGGCTATCGTATGTCATTGCAACAAAGCAGATCAAAGATAGAAGGTCAGTTGTTAAGATTAAAGTTAAGAGAAGAAAAATTTGAAGAGAAAAAAAATGGCTTGGCAACAGAAAGAAAAAAAGTTTATCCTCAAACACTTGATGCTGTCATTAATAAAGTTTGTGTTAAATATGAAGTTAATAAACAAGAAGTATTAGGCATAAGAAGATTTGAATCTTTAGTTAGAGCTAGAAGTATTATTATTAATCTTATGGTTGAAGTGTATGAAGCATCCTCATCTCAATTAGGAAGAATGTTAAAGATAGATCACTCTACTGTTATACATCATCGTAGATTAAAAACATTAGGTCAAAGATTTTGGACACCAGAAAAAACAATTCACGAAGAGTTTAAAAAATTAAAAGAAGAATTAAATACTTAGGTTCTTGCGTAGTTTGGTTTTTTATCTGTTCTAGTTTTTCTTTCAGCTTTTTGTTTTCTTAATACTGCAGCAGCTCTTTGACTAGCTGACATAGATCTAGCTTTTGCAGCAGGAACACATTTAGGATAGTTTCTTCTTTTTTCACCACTAC